ACGGTTATAAATATGTTACTTTGTATGAAGCTGGCCATAAAACTGTTATAACTATTCACAGACTATTAGCGACAACATATATAGAAAATCCAAAGTTGTTAGATATGGTTGACCATATAGACAGAAATAAATTAAACAATTCACTATCAAATCTTCGATGGGTTACGCCAGCAGAAAACGTATTAAATAGTGACGCCAAAGAGAAGTCATCTTTATCAGCAAGTAAAACTTATAAAATAACGCATCCAGACGGTGTGGTGGAGATTATAAAAAATTTAACAGCATACGCTAAATCGCTGAAAACAAAACCACAGCATCTTAGTAGAGTGGCGAACGGTTTGAGACCTGCATTTAAAGGTATGAAAATAGAGGCTTATCATGTCTGTTAGCACACAGCACCCCGAATACAAAGAAGCACTAGGCCGATGGAAGCTTATTAGAGCAATCATAAATAACAATGCCAGCTCTTACATAAGAAGCCCAGATGTTAATGATGATGCTAGAACTAAGCAATACCGTGCTGATGCTATATTAACAAACTTCACCAACTTTACAAAGCTTGGTCTTGTTGGTTTAGTATTCCGTAAAGAACCAGAATATGTGCTACCATCCGAAATAGAATATATTGATGGCGATGCTACAGGCGCTGGAGTTTCTTTACTACAATTTTCACAAAAGTTAGTTGGGGAGTTGCTTCAAACCGGAAGACATGGTATACTAATAGACTATCACGATGACGGTATGCGTAGCTACTTAAAACCATATTGTGCTGAGTCAATTATAAATTGGAAGACAGATAGTATAGACGGTGAGTATGTACCCATCCTCGTAACTCTCTGCGAAGAAGTGTTAGTAGATGACGAAGACCCATTTTGCCAAGACACTAAAAAGAATTATCGTGTGTTACGTTTAATGCCTTCAGATGACGGACATGAATACCAGCAATGGATATTTGATGAAGATGAAGCTCTTATTGATGTAATCACCCCAAGAGATTTTAACGGCAAACCATTTAATAGAATACCATTCATATTCATAGGCTCTGAAAACAACGACCCTTACGTAGACTACCAACCACTATATGATATGGCTGCTATTAATTTAGGTCATTACAGAAATAGTGCTGACTACGAAGAGAATATATTCATCAGTGGACAAACTACAATTGTCTTGAACATCGGTGAAGCTAGTAAAGAAGATTTTGACAGTGCCAACCCTAACGGTATTATGTTAGGAAGTAGGAAGGGTATAGTGCTTCAGGGCTCTGGTAATGCCTCTCTACTGCAAGCAAATGAAAACCAACTAGTAGCCAAGGCTATGAGTGATAAGATTGAACAGGCGGCTTATATTGGTGCTAGGATGATTGCAACAAGCGGTGGACGTGAAACAGCTGAAGCAGTTCGCGTGCGTTACGGTTCACAGAATAGTGCATTAATTAGTATTGCCAATAACGTACAAGAAGCTATAGAAGCCTCATTAGAAGTGTTGTGCCAGTTCCAAGGTGTTGCAAGTCCTGAAGTTGAATTCAAGCTGAATGACGTATACTTTGAAGAGACAGCAGATGCTAACCTACTTGCTCAGCAAATTTTATTGCTTGACAGAGGCGTAATTAGTAGAGAAGAGATATTAGATTACGGGCGTAAAACTGGGTTTATATCCGATGCTATTAGTAATGATGAAATTGCCAATAACGTTGATGTAAACTTCGATCCATTGTTAGGGGCTATGAGTGATAACACTGCGGGACGAAATACTAAGGCATCAATTAATTCTGATGCGTCTAGTGTCAACCCAAGCGAAAGTGATTAACCCCATTCTTGATAAAGCAGTGCAGATAATAGTAAACGCTATTAAGACACGTAACTTTGCATTCCTGCAGATGAGACTTGAGAAAGAACTAGGTGTCATCCCTTATGTAGCAATGAGAATGGTTGAAGAGCTTGCACTGTATGAAGCTCAGTTTACTACAAGACAGTTAGTTAAGCACAAAGTACGTAATAGGAATAATATAGTTAAGCTATCCGAAGCTAAAGTGACTGAGATAGTACCACAAATAAAAATAAAAACATCTACACAGTCTACACCAAAAACAATAACTGAGACGTATAAATCATTTGCTCAAACTAAAGCAACGCAGTATGCACAGATAGTTAGTGACGCTCAAGTGCTGGGATGGGATGATGAAGAGACAGTCCAAGCAGTACAAGAAAAGACAGACGGCTTGTTCAGTGCACAGAATTTAGTACTAGCTGGCTTAGTCATGATGGGAACTGCTAACTACATAAGAAACGAAGTGTCCAGTGAGAACGAGTTATTAGTAGATTGGACTTTAGACTTAGAGCTAAACAACTGTGAATACTGTATGTACATGGCTGATAACAGCCCTTACAATCCTTCTGAAGTAGAGGGTGAGATACCAGTTCACGGTAGATGTGGATGCACATTAGTACCAGTCGAGGATTCTACAGATGAATAAAGAATCCCCGTTATACAAGTGGCTGAAAACACAGCCTAAAGAATTTGTTGTTAATGTCAACAATAACGAGCTGTATGGAAACGGACAGTTTACAATAGAAGAGCTCTGTGAGCTTGATAAGAAGTTTAATCCTGTGGATGAGAACAATGACTGAAGAAATAAAAGATGTAGTAGAAAATGTTGAAGTTGAGCAAGAGATAGATTATAAAGCTGAACTTGAGAAGGCCAAAGCTGAACTTGAGCTAGTAAGAGCTAAGAAAGACGAGCTATACAAAGAAACAAAGTCTGCCAAAGCACAACGTGAAGAAGCCTTAAAAGAAGCTAAAAGAATTGAACATGAAAAAGCATTACGTGACGGAGAATATGAAAAACTATTCAAACAACGTGACGATGAATACAAGAAACTAGAACAACAACTACAACAAGATAAACAAGAAAGACGAAAAGATAAAATAGAATTAACCTCCGCTGAAATTGCAAATGATTTAGCAAAAGGGGACGCTAATAAAGCTGTGCTTTTAAGACGTTTCATAGCCGACAATGTTGGTTCCTTAGCTGATGAAATGGGTAATTTAGAGGGTGATGTTATAGCAAGCATTAAGAGACAGTTTGAATCTGATGCAAGATATAGCCCACTTTTAGGCGGCAACTTATCAACCGGTGGCAGTGCTCCCGGCAACGCGCGCAGTGCGCCACAAGCAGACAAAACAATCGCTAGAGCAGAATTTAATGCAATGAGTCAAGAAGCTCGCAGACAGTTTTTCTCAAAAGGCGGTAAAATTTCCGACTAATAATAGTCAACCAATTTTTAATAATAGGAATAAAATAAATGGCAAACGTTTTTACAAGCTTAGCTGCTGATATATACGAAGCTGCGGAACGCGTTGGACGCGAACTTGTTGGTGGTATCAACGCAGTTAAAATCAATAGTGGTGCACAAGCTGCGGCAAAAGGCGATATCGTACGATCTTCTTTCACTCGCCCACAAGTAGTTTCAACTGCTTATAATCCATCTATGACCATCCCAGAAGGTACTGATCAAACCGTAGATAACAAAACTATGTCTTTGTCTACCTACGCTTCTATTCAGATTCCATATCTCGGTGAAGAACAAAAATCATTGAATAATGGCGCTGGTTACCGAACAGTTTACGGTAATCAAATTCAACAAGCTATGCGTTCTATCTGTAATAAAATAGAATTAGATTTAATGTTGAACATTGGCCAAAATGCTGGTCAAGCATACGGTACTGCTGGTACTACCCCATTCGCTTCTAATATGAATGACCTACCAAACATCATGAAATTGTTGTTGGATCGTGGTTGCCCAGATGATGGTTCTATTGGAGCAATCTATGATACTACTGCCGCTGTAAATATTCAAAACCTTTCTAACTTGTATAAAGTTTCAGAAGCTGGTGATGTTAATATGCTACGCCGTGGTAAACTTGGTGAACTTTACAATGTTAATTTACTTCGTTCAGGTCAAGTTGCCCGCCCTGCTGTTGGTACTGGTACTTTGTATGTGTTGAATGGTGCTCACGCAATTGGTGCTACCTCAGTTGTACTTAAAACCGGTTCTGGTACAGTGTTAGCCGGTGACGTAGTGACTATTGGAAGTAATAAATACGTTGTAGCTGTCGGTATTGCCGCTCCCGGTACTATCACTTTACAATCAGGTTTGTTAACTGCTCAAGTAGATGGTGATTCATTTGCAATTAATGCCCTATCAAGACGTAATGTTGTATTACATCCTGATGCAGTTGAGCTTGCTATCCGTCCTCTAGCTCTTCCTGAAGGTGGTGACGCTGCTAAAGATATGATGGTTGTTCAAGACCCAGTTTCTGGCTTGGCATTCACTCTGTCTCATTACGTAGGTTTCAAAAAATCTATGATTGAAATTGGTTGCTTGTACGGCTCCAAAGTATGGCTTCCTGATTTCGCAGCAATTCATTTAGGCTAGTAATTTTCAAAGGGCTTCGCAAGAGGCTCTTTTATAAATTGTTATTCTTCTTCTTAGGCTAAAATACATATGTCCGACCCAGCTATTATCGTTGTACAGACAACACCCGCAGCAAATATCGTAGCTAGTACAACTAACGTAGTGGCTAATATTGTTTCTGGTGGTCCTACAGGCCCTCAGGGCCCTACTGGAGATACAGGTGCAGCAGGTACTAATGGTACTAACGGAACCAATGGAACTAATGGTGTTGGTGTTCCTGTAGGTGGTACTGCTGGACAAGTGCTATCTAAGATAAATAGTACTGATTACAATACACAGTGGGTTAACCAGACAGGTGGGGGTGGTTCAATCACTAGCGTTAATACATATACGACCGGTGATATAGTACTTAACACAGATGATATATCCGACTCTGGTAGAACTAACAAATGGGTTACATCTGCCGAAAAGACCAAGCTATCAAACCTATCTGGAACAAATACAGGTGACCAAACAATAACGCTAACAGGCGGAGTTACTGGTTCAGGCACTGGAAGCTTTGCCGCTATAGTTGTCACCAATGCTAATTTAACAGGTGTAGTTACATCAGTAGGTAATACTACAAGCATAGGCTCGGGTGTTATAACTAATACAATGCTTGCAAACGGAGCAGTTGCTAATTTATCAGGAACTAACACTGGTGACCAGACTATTACGTTAACTGGGCATGTCACCGGGTCTGGTACAGGTAGTTTTGCTACAACTATTCCTGCAGGAACCGTTACACTAGCTCAGCAAGCCAATATGGCTACTGGGTCTTTAGTATACAGAAAGACAGGTGGTGCAGGTGCTCCTGAGATAAATACATTAGCCACATTAAAAACAGATTTAGGACTTACAGGCACTAATAGTGGTGATCAAACCATTACCCTCACTGGGGGTGTTACAGGGTCTGGTACAGGTAGTTTTGTAGCCACTGTAGTGACTAACGCTAATTTAACAGGTGTTGTAACATCTGCTGGCAATACTACAAGTATTGCTAATGGTGCTATTACAAATGCTATGCTAGCTAATGCTGCTGTAGCTAACCTATCTGGAACCAATACAGGAAATCAAACGAGCTTAACTGGCATCTCAGATACCAAAGCTAACTTTAATACTGCATGTAGTGACGGTAACTTCGTATATCAAAGCGATGCGTTAGGTACTCCCAGCTCAGGAACATTGACTAGCTGTACAGGCCTACCACTAAATACTGGTGTCACAGGTAACTTACCAGTCACTAATTTAGGTTCAGGAACATCAGCTAGCAGTACAACATTCTGGAGAGGTGATGGAACTTGGGCTACCCCAGCAGGTGGTAGCAGCTTAACAGACGGCGATAAAGGCGATATCACAGTTAGCGGCTCTGGTGCTACATGGACAATTGACGCAGGCGCTATAACGTTAGCTAAACAAGCTGACATGGCCACAAGCTCACTAGTATACAGAAAGACAGGCGGCGCAGGTGCTCCTGAGATAAATACATTAGCCACATTAAAAACTGACCTGGGATTAACAGGCATCAACAGTGGCGACCAGACAATCACTCTTACAGGTGGTGTAACAGGTTCAGGAACAGGTAGTTTTGCAGCCACTGTAGTGACTAACGCTGATTTAACAGGTGTTGTAACATCTGCTGGCAATACTACAAGTATTGCTAATGGTGCTATTAGTAATACAATGCTAGCTAATGCTGCTGTAGCAAACCTATCCGGTACAAACACAGGTGACCAAAACATATTTAATAACGTCGTTGTATCAGGTCAAACAACCGTTACGTCAGCGTCCACGTCAGGTTCCTTAACCTTGGTTGCTGGGACAAACGTAACGCTAACAACAGACAATACAGCCAAATCAGTGACAATAACCGCATCAGGCGGAGGTAGTTCCTTTCCAGGAGCTTCAACATTAGCATTCGTAAGCGTAGGGTTCTAACATGATATTATCATCTACCAGTGACATTATACGTATAACAACATCCGCAGCTACAACGGTGCATGTACAAACCAGCTGGGCAGATTTAAGCACATCGGCATTCACGCCCGGACGTACAAACACAATAGTTACAACAGCCACAACAACAACTATTGTCAGCTCTCCAGCAGCTTCCACGCAACGTCAAGTGAAGACAGCTAAAATATTAAACACAGACAGTTCTGTGTCTAACACAGTTGTTGTCCAGCATTATGATGGTACAAACAGCGTTAACATATTCAGCCGCACATTATTAGCTGGAGAATCACTAGCATATGACGGCAAATCTTGGTATCCATATAATGCCTCGGGTTCTCCTGTAACAATTGCTGTAAGCCAACCAACAGACGTACAAGTATTCACATCTACAGGGTCCAACACATGGACTAAACCCACCTCATTTACTCCCACATACGTACACGTAATATTGTACGGAGCCGGCGGTGGCGGTGGCAGTGGCGCTTCATTAGCCACAGCTGTAGTAGCCAAAGGGGGAGCTGGAGGCGGGGGTGGCGCGTACAATGAACGTTTATTTAGAGCCTCTGATTTGTCTTCTACAGAAACTGTTACAGTGGGTGCAGGAGGGGTAGCCGGTGCTGCTGGAGCTGCTGGGGCTGCTGGAGGTTCAGGTAGTACCGGGGGAAGTTCAGCCTTTGGTACTTCGCAGCGATTATTTGCAGGTGGCGGTGGCGGTGGGGGTGGTGG